GATCCTCCGGTGATCGACAAGAGGACCGGCCAGCGTGGCAAGCCCGGGGACGCCATCTTCTGCCGCTGCGTGATGAAACCCGTTTTCAGGTTCGCTGATGCCTAAGGCTGCAGGAATCCTCTATCGCGCGACCGACACCGGCCGCGTGCTGCTGCTGATGCGCCGCAAGGATGCGGACAACGGCGGCACCTGGGCGTTCCCGGCCGGCCACATCGAGGAGGGCGAATCGCCTGTGGAGTGCGCCGCACGCGAGAGCGTGGAGGAGATCGGCCACGCCCCGGTGGAACTGGAGCTGTGCCTGACGCAGGGAGAGTTCGTGCTGTTCCAGTCCTGCGAGCCGGAGTTCATCCCGGTGCTGAACGACGAGAGCGACGGCTTCCTGTGGGCCGATCCCGCGGCACTGCCGGCACCCTTGCATCCGGGCGTGGAGGATGCGATCGCAGCCACGGCGCCGCGGCCCGGGGACATCGCACAGGACAAGCGCGAGTACGACACCAACGGCTGGTTCGAGGTCAAGGACAACCCGCTGTCGAAGGTGGGCGTCTTCCCGTACTCCGGCCGGTCGCTACCCGATGCCGATGCGGACAAGACGTACGGCGTGTATCGCCCGGCCGAAGAACTCGGCTCGCCCGAGACGATCGAGAGCTTCAAGCTGATCCCGTGGATCGACAACCACGTGATGCTGGGCTCGGAAGACGATGGGCTCGTTCCTGCGGAGCGCAAGGGCATCCAGGGCGTGATCGGCGAGCAGGTGTACTTCGACGGCGAGACGCTGTTCGGAAACATCAAGGTCATGTCGCAGGCGATGGCAGGGCTCATCGCCAACGGCAAACGCGAGCTTTCCTGTGGGTATCGATGCCGGTATGAGAAGGCGTCGGGCGTCTTCAACGGACAACCGTACGACTACATCCAGCGCGACATCCGCGGGAATCACCTGGCCCTTGTGGACCAGGGCCGCATGGGGCCTGAGGTGGCGGTTCTCGACGCCTCCGAAGCCTTCACTTTCACCGTTGACTCAAAGGAGCCGCTAATGGCAGAAGAGAGCAAAGGGGCCGAAGGCGGCTCCGAGAAGAAGGAAGAGGGCAAGGACGCCGAGCAGGGGTTCACCCTCGAATCGGCGCACGCCGCGCTCAAGCAGATCATGCCCGTCATCGCCAAGATGCAGGAGCTGATCGGCGGCGCGTCTGGCGCCGAAGAAGTCACCGACTCGGACGACGACAAGAAGGACGAGAAGGAAGACAAAAAGGAAGGCATGGACGCCGCCGAAGTCGAACGCCTCGTGTCCGAGCGCCTGGCCTCGGAGAAGCGCGAGGCCACCGAGAAGGCTTCCCTGTACGAGCCCCTGAGCGCCCACATCGGCGCCTTCGACCACGCCGAGATGGACATCGAGAAGATGGCTGCCTACGGCTTGGAGAAGCTGGGCCTCGAAGCGCCGAAGGCCGGCGCTGCCGTTTTCCTGCGCGGCTACCTGCAGGCCAAGGGCGCCCCGGCGAAGGCTTCCGCCATGGATGCCGCGCCGAAGTCGGGCAACTTCGTCGAACGCTTCCTGAAGCAGGAGTGAGCACATGACCGCAGCTACCTTCCAAAGCACCATCAACGTCAACCTCGCGTTCGGCGTCGTCGGTGAACTGATCCAGGACGGCCCGCAACGGGTCGATTCCCTGACGCTCGACTCCACGGGCGGTGCGGTGGGCCTGGCCTACACCAAGTCCAACAGCACGGGCATCGCCTCTGTCGGCGGCACCGGCATCTTCGCTGGCATCCTCGTGAACCCGAAGGTGTACGCCTCGCGCGGCGTCTCCGGCGCCACGCTGGACCCCACGATGACCCTGCCGGGCAACTCGCAGGGCGAGTTCCTCACCATGGGCACGATCGTCGTCTCGGTCACGAACGCCGCCAACATCGGCGACTGGATCGAGTTCAACCAGACGACCGGCGCCCTGAAGGCCATCGCCCCCGGTGCGACCGCTGACGCGGGCTACACCATCATCTCCAACTGCACGGTGTACCGCAATCCGACCAGCGCCGCTGGCCTGGTGGCGATCCGCCTGACCTCTGCCAACTAAGGGAGTCGCAACATGCAGCGCACCAAAGAACTGAGCCACATCGGCCCGCGCCAGGTTCGCCCGGTCGTCATGACCGCGAAGGACGTGGCCGACTTCGCCGCCCTTGCCGACATCGGCATCAACATCCCGCGCGGGACCGTCGTCAAGATGGCCCAGTTCGCGATGGACGACCAGCAAGGCGGCGTCACCGCCGGCAGCATCGCCACCCCCGTGCAGTTCCTGCAGAACTGGCTGCCGGGCTTCGTGAAGGTCATCACCGCCGCCCGCAAGGCCGACGAGCTGATGGGCATCACGACCAACGGCTCATGGGAAGACGAGGAGATCGTCCAGGGCATCTTGGAGCCGATCGGCAACGCGGTCCCTTACGGCGACTACACGAACGTTCCGCTTTCCAGCTGGAACACGAACTTCGTGCGCCGCACGGTGGTCCGTTTCGAAAAGGGCATCAAGGTCGGCGTGCTGGAAGAAGCCCGCGCGGGCCGCATCCGCATCTCCAGCTCCGCGGAGAAGCGCGCATCGGCCGCCCTGGCGCTGGAGATCCAGCGCAACCTGATCGCCTTCAACGGCTTCAACTCCGGCAACAACCTCACCTACGGTTTCCTGAACGACCCGGGCTTGCCCTCGTACGTGACGGTCGCCACGGGTGCGGCTTCCACCACGCACTGGAGCGGCAAGACGTTCCTGGAAATCACGGCCGACATCCGTACCGCTGCCGCGGCGCTGCAGACCCAGTCGCAGGACACCATCAACCCGGAAGATCGCGAGATCACCCTGGCGCTGCCGACGAACACGTACCAATACCTGTCCGTCACCAGCGACTTCGGTATCTCGGTGCGGGACTGGATCTCCAAGACCTACCCGAAGATGCGCGTGGTTTCGGCCCCGCAGCTGAACTCGGCCAACGGCGGCGCCAACGTGTTCTACATGTACGCCGAATCGGTGGACGACGGCGCCAGCGACGACTCGCGCGTGTGGATGCAGGTGGTTCCCGCCCGCTTCCAGGCGCTGGGCGTGGAGAAGCAGGCCAAGGCGTACGTGGAGGACTACACGTGCGCCACCGCGGGCGTGATGCTCAAGCGTCCGTACGCGGTGGTCCGCTACACCGGCATCTGATTCGAGCAGGAGCCATGGGGTTGGGGCGGCCTTCGGGTCGCCCCTTTCTTTTGCAGGAGACAGGAAAGCATGAATCACGTGTTCTCGACGCTGGCAAACGACCAGCTTTACCAGAACTGGGTGCCCGGCCCGGGCGACATGCCGAACAAGGCGCGCGGCGTCCTGATCAAGGGCGGCACGGGTGTGGCGAATGACCGTCTCATCACGCCGCTGGGCGTTGCCACGGAAGTGAGCGACGCCGACCTGCAGGAGCTGGAGAAGAACCCGGTGTTCCGCCAGCACCGTGAGTCCGGCTTCATCGTGGTGCGGCCCAAGAAGGCCGACCCCGAGAAGGTGGCCGCGGACATGAACATGAAGGACAAGTCCGCGCCGATCACGCCGGCTCACTACGAGACGGAAAACGAAGACGCGGTGAAGGTCACGCTGAACGCCTGACATGACGACCCCATCGTTCAACTCGGGCCAATTCCGGGCGCAGTTCCTGGAGTTCGCTGACACCGTGGCGTTCATGGATGCCACCCTGGCGGCGTGGTGGACGATGGGGACGGCGTACATCTCCACGAACAACCCAGGCTGCGAGTGGACGGACGCGCAGGCGCAGCTTGCCAACGACCTGATGTGCGCGCACCTGGCGAAGCTGTTTGCCAGCATGACGGCGTCGGCCGCCAACGGCGAGGCGTCGGGCGTGGTGGGCGTCGTCACCGGTGCCACCGAAGGGTCGGTGAACGTGCAACTCGCCCCGCCACCGACGAAGGACGGCTTCCAGTATTGGCTGTCCACCACGCCTTACGGGCTGCAGCTTCGCGCGCTGCTCAAGGCCGTGGGTGGCGTGGGCCTGTACGTGGGCGGTGGGCTGGAGCGGGCATCGTTCCGCAAGGCTGGGGGTGTGTGGTGAAGCAGCTTGACGTGTCGAAGATCAAGGAGCGGCTGGAGCGCATCCCCGACCAATTCGAGGGTCAGGTGGCGCAGGTCGGCATCCCCGCGGGCCTGAACTACGAGAACGGCACCGCCGTCGCCTACGTGGCCGCCATTCAGGAGTTCGGCGCCCCGGAGGTGAAGATCCCCGCGCGCCCGGTTATCCGCCCCACCGTGCAGGAACATTCGGGTGAGTGGGCGCAGTTCCTGCGCCACATGGTGCCGCGCGTGGGCGAAGGGACACTTTCGGCGTTTGATGTGCTCGATGGTGTCGGGCGGATCGCGGTGGCGGACATGCAAGCCCAGCTTGCCAGCGTCAACAGCCCGCCGCTGTCGCCCATCACCGTCCTTCTGCGCAAGTGGAGGAAAGAGGGCCGCACCATCACCGGCAAGACGGTGGGAGAAGCCGCTGCAGCGATCGCCGAAGGCGTGGACCCCGGCAACGACAACAAGCCGCTGAACGACTCTGGCCTTCTGATGCAGTCCTTCCGCAATGCCGTGAACAAGGAAGGCGGGGAGTTCCGGGCGTGAACCTGCGCAGGATCGCCAACGGCCTCACGCGCGCGGTGAACGGCAACCAGACAGTGCAGTGGGTGCGCAGCATGGGCTACAGCACCGACACCGCTGGCAAGCGCCAGCCACTACCGGACCTCACGCGCCCGCTGTCGGCCAACGTTCAGCCGTTGCAGGGCAAGGACCTGCAGCACGTGGACGCGCTGAACATGCAGGGCGTCTTCCGCTCGGTGTACCTGTACGGCGACGTGGAGGCGATCGTTCGTGCCGACGGCAAGGGCGGCGACATCCTGCAGTTCCCCGAGGTTCCCGGTGGGCCGCCGCGCAACTGGCTGGTCACGCAGGTCATGGAAACCTGGCCCTCGTGGTGCCGGGTCATCGTCACCTTGCAGGCGCAGTGATGACCGTCACGATCGACATCGTTGACCAGGATGTCTTCACGGCTCTGAGGACGTTCCTGCTCACGTTCCTGCCCACGGGGACGGAAGTGGTGCAGGGCATCGACAACCAGGTTCCGATGCCGGTGGGCGGCTGGGTGAGCATGACAAGCGCCGGTATGCAGCGCCTGTCCACAAACGTCAACACGTTCTTGGATCAGACGGAATCGTTCCTCACGCCGAGCCGGTACGACATCCAGCTCGATTTTTACGGCCCGAACTCGCAGGCGTGGGCCACGATGTGCCAAACCCTGCTGCGCGACGAGTACGCGACCTCGCAGTTCCCCGCGAACATCCAGCCGCTGTTTGCCGACGACCCGCTGCAGATCCCCTTGGTGAACGCCGAGAGCCAGTACGAGCAGCGCTGGAAGCTCACGGCGAGCCTTCAGTACAACCCCACGATCACTGCGACGCAGCAGTCCGCAATCTCTCTGGACATTGGCCTGAAGCCGATCGATCAGACCTTCAAACCGTAAACCGGAGCCTCTATGACCTCTCCCACCATTCCCTTTTCGCAGGTCGTCAGCGTCGTCCCGTCGGTCCTGTCTGCTGGTGGCGCCGCGGTCGATCTGACCGGCATGGTGCTCACGCAGAACAGCATGGCGCCGTACGGGACCGTCCTGCAGTTCGCCGACCCAAAAGGCGTCGCCTCGTACTTCGGCTCGGGCTCCACGGAAGCGGCTCTGGCCGCTGTGTACTTCAACGGCTACACCGGCTGCACCAAGCAGCCTGGTACGCTGTTCATGACCCGCTACCCGGAAAGCGCCATCGCGGCGTTCCTCGCCTCCGGGTCGCTTGCGAGCATGACGCTCACGCAGCTGCAGGCTCTGAATGGCACGCTGATCCTGACCGTCAACGGCACGCAGTACACCAGCGGCACGATCAACCTGTCGTCGGCCACGAGCTTTTCCAACGCCGCCTCGATCATCCAGGCCGCGTTCACCACGCCGCCCTTTACCGTGGCGTTCAACAGCACGAGCAACGCCTTCGTGTTCACCGACTCCACCACGGGCTCGTCGTCCACGATGACCTACTGCACGGGCACGCTTGCCACGTCGCTGAAGCTCACGCAGGCCACCAGCGCGGTCCTCTCCCAAGGCGCCAACATCGGCGTGCCTGGCACCTTCATGGACAGCACGGTTGCCCTGGTGCGCAACTGGGCCACCTTCATGACCGCATGGGAAGCGTCTCTCACGGAGAAGGAAGCCTTCGCCACTTGGAGCAACGCCAACGCGCCGCGGTTCCTGTACGTTTGCCAGGACAGCGATGTCAACGCCAAGACGGCAAACAACACCGTCACCTTCGGCAACTACCTGCAGACCAACCAGCTCGTGGGCACGCTGCCGGTCTTTGGCGACTACACGCACGCAGCCTTCGCCTGTGGGTATGCGGCGTCGTTGGACTTCACCCGCCTGAACGGCCGCGCGACGCTGTGCTTCAAGAGCCAGTCCGGGCTGGTGGCCAGCATCACGAACGCCACCGACTACGCCGCCATCCTGTCCAACGGCTACAACTGCTACGGCGCCTTCGGCTCGGCCAACCCGGCGAACAACGCCAACTGGTTCACCCCGGGCTCGGTGTCCGGCACGTGGCTGTGGGCCGATACCTACCTGAACCAGATCTGGATGAACTCCGCGCTGCAGGCGTCGATGGTCAAGCTGCTGCAGGCGGTGCCCTCCATCCCGTACAACAGCCAGGGCTACGGCCTCATCTACGCCGCAGCGGCCGACCCGATCAACGCCGCCCTGAACTTCGGTGCGATCCGCAAGGGCGTCACGCTGTCTGCGGCGCAGGTGGCCGAAATCCAGTTCGCGCTGGGCTTCGACGCCTCCCCGGCGATCACCGCCAGCGGCTTTTACCTGCAGATCGCCGCGGCCGATGCAACGACCAGGTCTTTGCGGGGATCGCCTCCGATCACCCTGTACTACCAGGACGGTGAGTCGGTGCAGAAGATCAACATGGCCTCCATCGCCATCCAGTAAGGAACTGACATGAGCACGCTTACCTCTGCCAACTCCATCCTGTCGATCGCGGTCACGGGCCTGTTCAACTCGCCGCAGACCATCCAGGGCTACGCGGTAGACGACGCCTTCGAAAGCGAGTCGGTCGCGCAGTCCGAAGTCCTCATGGGCGTGGACGGGCGTCTGTCCGGCGGCAAGGTCTTCACGCCCTACAAGATGTCCATCCACCTGCAGGCCGACAGCCCCAGCATCGGCATCTTCGACGCCTGGCGCAACACGCAGGATGCCGTGATCGATGTCTTCACCGCGCAGGGCTCGATCATCATCCCGGGCACCGGCCGGGTCTACACGTTGCAGAAAGGCTTCCTCACGATGGCGCCGGCCTTCCCTGACGTGAAGAAAATCCTGCAGCCCATGGCCTTCGAAATCACCTGGGAGCGGATCATCGCCGCCCCGACGGCCTGATAGAACATGCGCAAGGAGACGACCTTCGTCGCGGAGGATGGCCGCGACAAGGGAAAGCAGTTCCATCTCAAAGAGATGCCGGCCTCCCAAGCGGAGGCGTGGGCGATTCGCGCACTACTGGCGATCGGCAATGCCGGCGTCGAGATTCCCGACGATGCGGCGGGGCTGGGCATGGCCGGTGTCGCGGCGCTGGGAATCAAGGCGCTGATGGCGATCCCGTACGCCGCAGCCGAGCCGCTGCTGGAGGAGATGATGGCGTGCGTGCAGGCGATGCCGAGCGCCAACGTGTTCCGCCCGCTGGTGGAAGATGACATCGAGGAAGTGGTCACGAGGTTCAAGCTGCGCAAAGCCGTGTGGGACCTGCACACGGGTTTTTTCGGCAGCGGCGGCGCATTGACTTCGGAGTCCAACCAGCAAGCCAAGGGCCAAAGCGCCGCCTCGCCCAATATCTCAATCCCCCGCAAACGATAGCCAGCATCGTGTCCTCGCGCTACGCGACCCTGCACGAGTTGCAGACCGTCTACGGGCTGGAGGACATGTGGGACTTGCTGGAAATCCTCGCGGTGGATCGGCACAACGCCCACGTACTGAGTAACCCATAATGCCTACTGTCATCGACTCGCTCCTCATCGAGCTTGGGCTGGACTCGTCCAAGTACGACGCCGCGCAGAAGCGGTCGGTGGAACAGCTGCGCAAGTTCGGCGAGGCCAACGAGAAGACGGGCAAGAACGCGCAGAAGCAGGCCAAGGACCTGGCCGAAGGGTTCACGAAGGTCCGCAACGCCATCATCAGCATCGGCGCCGCCGTCATCGGCGTAAACGGGTTCAAGGACTTTTTGGCGACCATGGTGGGTGGCAATGCCGCCCTGGGGCGTACGTCCGTGCTTCTCGGGATGAACGCACGCGACTTGGATGCGTGGGGCGGGGCGGTCAAGTCGGTAGGAGGTACTGCGGAAGGCTTCCAGGCCACGATGCAGAACATCGTCGGCGGCCTTCAGAAGTTCAAGATGGGGCTCGGCGGCGAGGAAGTCGTCACCGCGCTGGCCCGGCTCGGCGTGCGGGCCAAGAACGGTTCGGTTGATCTTTATCAACTGGCCGACGCGATCAAGCGGGTCAAGGACGCCGAGGGCATCCAGGCGGCGCTGTCACTTGCCGAGCAACTCGGCATGGACCGTGGGACCTTCCAGCTCATGGTCCAGGGCTCCGAGCAGTTGCATGTGCTACATGACAGGTTTTTCGACCTCTCCGGTGTCAACGAGCAGAACATCAAGGACGCACAGGAGCTTCAGGAAAAGTGGGCAGAGATGCGCCAGTCGTCCAGCGCTCTGGCCAACACGCTCATGGGCGACTTGGCGCCGGCCCTCAAGACCATTGCCGACCACCTGACCGCGTTCCTCCAGCCTGAAACGCTGGGCGGCACGATTGCGACCATCCTGTCCTGGTTCGGCAACAAGGAGGCCAAGGAAGCCATCGAGGCTCACCTGAACCATCCTGAGATGTTCCACAACGTGCCCGGCGCCCCTGGCCCCACTGGGAAGGCGCCGGCCGGCAAGAACTCTCCCCGTGGTATCCGGAACAACAACCCCGGGAACATCCGATTCGGCAATTTCGCGAAGGCTCACGGCGCCACGGGTTCCGACAAGGACGGGTTTGCGGTGTTCCCAAGCATGGCGGCCGGAGAGAAGGCCCTATCCGACCTGCTGCAGACATACCGCGGGCAGGGCATCGACACCATCTCCGGGATCGTCTCGAAGTACGCCCCCTCCAGCGAGAACGACACCTCGGCCTACATCCGCGACGTTTCGGCGAAGACGGGCATTGGGGCGAACCAGCACCTTGACCTGAGCCAGTATGCGGCGGTGCAGCGGGCAATCGCGCTGCACGAGAACGGACAGGCTTACGCCAAGGCGTCCACGGTGGAGACGAACATCGGCTCGATCACGGTCCAGACGCAGGCCACGGATGCCAACGGCATCGCGCGTGACATGCACACGGCGCTGTCGAACAACGCGCTGATCTCCGCTGGCATGGTGGGGGCGAACTGATGCCGTTGATCCCGTACCCGGATGTGCCGCTGGTGACTGGAGTGCCGCCGCTGCCCGTCCCTCCGGTGGGCTTTGACTTCCCGTTGCAGGACGTGAATCTCGACTCGCTGGAGTCGGACTCGCCGGCCGCGGTGGATGTGGTGCCGCAGTGGCAGATCACGGACAGCAACGGAGCAGAGTTGCTGACGCCGGACTCGGTGATCGACTTCGAATACCGCAACGAGAACAAGATCAGCAACTACCCGGTGGAAGAGGGTAGCTTTGCCAGTTACAACAAGATCGCCACGCCCTTCGATGCTCGCGTGACGCTGGCCTGCAACGGAAACGGCGGCATGACCCGCGAGCAGTTCCTCGGAACCGTGAAGGCGCTGCTGGATTCGCTCACGCTGATCACGATCGTGACGCCGGACGCGACGTACCAGAACTGCAACTTGGTGCACTTCGACTATCGCCGGGAGTCGCGGCAGGGGATTTCCCTGGTGGTGGCGCAGTTGTGGTTCCAAGAGGTTCGCACGGTGAGCGCCGGTACGACCAGCACGGCGCAGCCGGATGGGGCCGACGCCAAGGCGAACGGGCAGGTGTCGCCGGTTGACCCGACGACGAAACAGACAGCCGCTGCCGCACAGGCGATCCAGTGATGCAGGTCATCCCGATCACCGCCGTGGCGTCGCAGACGTTCTCCGTGCAGCTCGCGGGGCAGGACTGCGACATCGCCCTGTACCAGAAAAGCACGGGGCTGTTCATGGACCTGACGCTCAACGGAGTGCAGATCCTGAGCGCCATGCTGTGCCTGGACCGGGTGTATCTGGTGCGCTACGCG